AAAAGCTAGTGATGATGACGATACGTTGTCTTACTTTAGTAAATTAGCTGAGGAAGAGTAATCCTTTCTCTCTCTTAACTTAATGCTTAAAGGTCAGGTAGAAATACCTGGCCTTTTTTATTTACGCTTATAAATATTGTTATGGCTACAAGTATATTAGACCCATTAAGAGATAGGCAAGGTGGTATAAAGAAATCCGCTGATTGGTACAACAGAAATGTTAGAAACCTGTCAGATAGAATTACCGCTAGAAGACTTATGAACTCTGGCAAACTGATTGCTAGACCTAGTCAAGGTAGACTAAATATGTTTTTCTATGAACCTAAAACTAAAGCGAGATTACCATATTATGATGTCTTTCCTCTAGTGTTACCTTTAGAACCAATCAGAGGTGGTTTTTTAGGTTTAAATTTTCACTATCTACCATACTTGCTAAGATTTAGACTATTAGAAAGACTACAAAAATTTGCTGATGGTGGTTTTAAATCTACAACAAAGATTACAGCTGGTTATGATAGTGTAAAGGGTATAAACTTGGTAAAGCCTACGATTAAAAAGTATTTGTTTGGTTATGTCAGATCACAATTTTTAAGAATTGATTTTGACGAGGCTGCCTTAGCAGCTTATTTACCAGTACAACAATTTAGAAAAGCTGGAACAGGAAAAGTTTGGGCTGATAGTAGAGGAATGATCTAATGGCAATTTTAAGAGGCGGAAAAAGAATAGGTGGTTTTGATGTAAGAATCGGTATACCACGAGATAGGTCTTTAGATAATGTACAAGGTGATGTTAGATTAAAACAAAGAGCAGGTGGTAATCCTGATTCTACTATGGGCAGAATACAAGCCTATGTAAATGAGGCAGAGGGTTTTGCTAGAAAGGCAAGATACTATATTGAATTTAATTTACCAAATGGTGTTGGCGAAAATTTATTTGGCACTTCCGATAATGATACTGTTTTTTCTAATGAGGTTACAGATGAAACAAGAGGTTTTGCTTTATCTAAAGATTTAAGAGCTACACAAATAGCAAATGCTAAGAGAGTACAAGCATTTTGCTCAGCAGTAGATATGCCTAGTAGAGAGATTGTTACAAAAGAAGTTAAACATAATGGGCCAGTTAGAAAGATAGCTTATGACGCTCAGTTTGCTGATATTACAGCAACATTTTATACAGATAAGTTTTTAAGAGAAAGAAGTTATTTTGAACTATGGCAAAAGGCTGCTTATAGTACAACAAGTTTTAATTTTAATTATTACAACGACTATGTTACACCGGTGAACATATTACAATTAGGTAATTATGCTAGCCAAAACGAAAGAGATGATGTGACTTACGCTGTAAAATTATTTGATTGTTTCCCAAAAACTATTGGTGCTGTATCTTATTCACACGATACAAACCAAGTACAAACATTTACAGTTACATTTAGTTTTAGACATTGGGTCAATTATTTTATTGATGAGGCAGATAATGTTTCATTATTAGGTCAAAAAGAATTTAACGTACCAACAGTTAAATATGGTGGATTGTTTGGTGGTTTATTCAGTAAATTACCGCCTGAATTAAGAAGAGCAGGCCGTGATGTATTGAATGATATAAGAAGACGAGTACCAATAGGACCTATAACTGGTGGAAGAGCTTTTCCACCATTTAGAATACCACCACTAAATATATAAAAATTATATAATAAGGAGATATAATGGCTTTACCAAAGATTGAGACGCCGACATATGAACTGACTTTACCATCACAAGATATTAAAGTTAAATATAGGCCGTTTTTAGTAAAAGAAGAAAAGATATTATTAATGGCTTTAGAATCTCAAAAAAGTGATGAGATTTTTCAAGCAACAAAACAGATAGTGTCATCTTGTACATTTGACGCCTTAAAAGTAGAAGAATTACCAACATTTGATTTAGAATACATCTTTTTACAGATTAGAGCTAAATCAGTAGGTGAAACAACTAAATTTAAAGTGTTATGTCCAGATGATAAAAAAACTTATGCTGATGTTGAAGTTGATTTAACAAAAGTTAATGTTGAAGTTGATGATAAACACACAAACAAACTAGTAGTTGATGAAAAAAGAAATTTAGGTGTTGTGCTTAAATATCCAACAATGAATGTATTGAAATCAGGCACTATGGAAAACCCTACGACAGAGCAAATATTTGATGTTCTAACGGAGTGTGTTGACCATATATACGAGGGCGATAAAATATATCCAGCGAAAGATAGCACACCACAAGAAATAAAAGAATTTTTTGAAGATTTATCACAAGATTCTTTTGTTAAAATTAAGAACTTTTTTGATACAATGCCTCGTTTAAGACACGAGGTTGAGGTAACAAATCCTGTTACCAATGTGAAAAGTAAAGTAGTGTTGTCAGGACTAAATGATTTTTTCGAATCTGCCTCGCCCACAACAGCCTAGAGGCCTATTTTGAAACTAATTTTGCTCTGATACAACATCATAAATATAGCTTAGGTGAATTAGAAAATCTAATGCCTTGGGAACGTGATGTGTATGTATCATTGTTGTCAAATTGGATAAAACAAGAGAACGAGAGAAAACGAGAGAGGAATAAAAATGTTTGAAGAAACAACTTCTAAAACAGTAAAGGCAATTAAATGGGTATGGTGGTTTTTAAAAGAAGAATTACCACAATTTCTATCTAATTGGAGAACTGTACCTAGAATTATGATGGTCTTATATGGCCTAGTATTCTATAACACAATGCAATGGTTTATGGCTTTAGACGCCCCTAATAACGCTCAGGCAGGTTTTGTATCTGTTGTTGTTGGTGCTGGCGCTGCTTGGTTTGGATTATATGTAAATGGTAAATCATCAAAAGTACAATCATCAAAAGAACCAAGAAGATAATAAATGGCCGTATTAGAATCTGATATAAAAGCTTTGTTTAAAACTATAACTAGCGAGACTATGAAAACGGTCAGCGCAGGTCAGAAAACTATCATATCGCCTACAACAGTTAGAAATCTAGCAAAAGAGATAACTGAACAGGCAGAGAGTGGTAGTATTTTTAAGTTTGAAGACGCACTTAAAAAAACAGAGGCCATAATAGATAAATTAGGCATAAATTTAGACGATTTTAATAAAGGCCTATCAGATAGAATAAAACAACTTGGCGAACAAAAAGTTAAGGCAGAAGCCGAAGTACAAGAATTAAGACAAAGTAACATAGCGGCTGAAGTAAAGACTATCAAAGAAGGCAAAGAGTTTAGAATAGAAACCAATATACTTACAAGAAAAGAGATTAAAGAAAGAACTAACTTACTTAATCAACAAATAAAACAGACAGACAAAAGAGAAAAAGAAATCATCAAAGAAAGAGAAAAACTTTTAAAGAAAGATGAACTTACAACAGCAGATAAAGAAAAAATAGTTGCTGACGAAAAAGAAATCACACAGAGAAGAGCGGCTATAGCCACAGAATCAGAAACATTAGGTTTAGATAGAACAGCAGACACAGGTGGTGATAGATTAGAAATGCCACCAATGTTGGCTGGTTTTGTTGATGCTCTAAAAACACCTTTTACTGCCGTTGCTGAGGCAGGGCTACAATTAAAAGATAATATTATGGGCATAGGCGAGACATTTATGTTTTTAGGTAAAGGTAGTTTAAGAATAGTAGTTAAGGCATTTAAAGCACTATCACTTATATTAAAACCAATACCTTTGGCAATAGGAGCGGCCATAGGTGCTGCTATATTTTTAATTTACAAGTTTAGAGATAGTATTGGTGATTTTGTTGACGCCGTAAAAGCAATACCTGGTAAAATCAAAAACTTTTTTAAAGAGGCATTTATCACACTTAAAAACTTTTTCATAGACGCTATAAATGGTATTATAACATTAATAAACAAAGTACCTGGTGTTGAGATAGAAAAATTAGAGAGAGCTGGTGAAGAGGCTCAAGCGCCTGATAAATTACAAGAAGAAAATCAAGCAAAGAAAGATTTTCAAGCATTAGTAAAAGAGGGTGAAGAAAACCAAGCTCTTAAAGAAAAGATATTAAAAGATTTAGAGATACCAGAAAATAAATCACCATTCCCATTTGCTCCTAATTTAGGTATTAATCAAAGACAAGACGCTAATTTAGAATTTGCTAATGCTGGTACTGGCAGTAGTACGGTAATAAACAATGTAATAGGTGGTAGTCAACAAAATGTATCTAGTAGCTCTGCTAGTATTAACAATTTAAGTGGTTCTGGTAATATTGATAAGACTTTTATAAATTTACAAACCGTACCTGTTTAATAGATACCTAATTCTTTTTCAGTAATAATTTTAAACTTCATATTGTTATCATTACAATAGACATCAGCAGCTTGCCATTTAGA